CGGGTACGGCACGCGGCTCGCAGGGCTGTGGGACGGGCCGAAGTGCCTGGTGCCGCTCGGCGACGACTTGCCAATCTTGCACCACATCCTCATACGCGTTCACAAGCTACGCCCGCGACGCATACATCTACTAACTGGATACAAGAGCGAAGAGATAATAACGTATTTGCGACAAGCGAGCCTGTTACGGCCTAACCTACTCGTGCTGCACGGGGAGCCACGCGGTACGGCGACAGCGCTACGCAATGCAGCGATTGCACCCTATGCTCTCGTGCTGAACGGAGACACGCTACCGCTCTACGATCTCTCGGAACTGATTAATACTTGGGCACAACTGAGCACAATCGACGTGTTGCTCGCGCGGGTCGGAGCGCTGCCGGCCGGCGCGACGATCCTCGGGACAAACGCTCTGAAGCTGCTCGCTCATTCGACAGAAACCGATTTTTCGCGATGGTTAAACGTCGAGGCGTTCAACTCTATGCGCAACGTGTTCGTGGCCGGGTTCCTCGACGTGGGGACGCCGGAGGGATACGCGCTGGCGAGAAGGTGGAAGCCATGATCTTCACCCGCACCCCGTACCGCGTCAGCCTGTTTGGGGGTGGCAGCGATTACCCAGAACATTTCTTGACGCACGAGGGCGCCGTGCTAGGGATGGCGATAGATAAATACGTCTATATTGGCGTCAAGCGTATGCCTCCAGGCCAGGGGCCGCGGTATCGCATCGTGTATTCCAAGATCGAGGACGTGATGGAGATCGATCAGATCCAGCATCCGGCCGTGCGCGGTTGCCTGCAGCGCCTGAACATCAATGAACCGCTGGAGATTGTCTGCACAGGTGATCTCGCCTCCGGCGGCGGACTCGGCGCATCGTCAGCATTCGTCGTCGGGTTGCTGCATGCGCTACGCCTGCACTCTGGGACGCATGAACTAACTGTTACTCCAGCCGCGCTCGCCAATGATGCTATCTATACCGAACGCAATGTAATTGGCGAAGCCGTCGGATACCAGGATCAATTACTGACCGCGCATGGCAATATGAATTTTATCAGATTTGGAGCCAATGGATGGACGATACATCCAGTGGTAATGTCGTCGGAACGCCTCGGAAAGCTGACAGATTCGTTAGTTCTCGTGTATTCCGGCACTATGCGCCATGCTCATGTCATGGCTGCTAAACAGGTTGCTCGCGTCGCGCCGAACGCCGCATTGCTCGATGAACTCGCGCGCTCTGCCAGCGCCGGATTACATCTGCTGCGCAACGAGAATTTAAACGACCTTGGAGATCTACTGCATGACTCATGGCGAATAAAGCGCGATTTGCACCCAGAGATCAGCTCCCCCGAGATTGACCGCCTCTACTCGCACGGGCTATCGCTCGGCGCTCTCGGCGGGAAGCTATGCGGCGCCGGGGGTGGAGGGTTCCTGCTGTTCTTCGTGCCGCCGGAAAAGCGCAAACACTTCGAGCAACACATCGGTGCGCCATGCGTTAGATTCCGCATCGCGCCGCGAGGAACGCACGTGCTGGTAAATGAGCCATGAGCGCCCCATTCTGGCCGCTGGCAGTCAACACTTGGGGTGACGAGGAGCGTGCCGCCGCGCACCACGTCATCAATTCAGGACACCTAACGATGGGCGAAGAGGTCGCCGCCTTCGAGCGCGAGTTCGCGGCCTACGTTGGCTCTAAGCACGCCATCATGGTGAACTCCGGGTCGTCGGCCAACCTACTCGCCGTCGCTGCGGTATGTCATCAGCGAATGGTTCATGGATTCGATTACTGTGGCGGAGGACCATACGAGGATGGCGCATTCACAGTCGTCGTTCCAGCGATCGCGTGGGCGACGACCTACGCGCCGCTAAACCAGTACGGGTTCGCTTTGCGAGTGATCGACGTGGACCCGAAAACGCTGAACGCCACAACGAACGGCGCGAGAGGCGCGATTCGCGAAAACACGGTCGGCATCGTCGGTTGCTCTGTGCTCGGACATCCGGCGCCTGTAGACACAATGCGCCAAATTGCCGATGCACGCGGCATATTCTTTATCGAAGATAACTGCGAGTCGATGGGCGCGCGGATAGGGCGCCGATTCTGCGGAACATTCGGGCATATCGGCACATTTTCGACCTTCTTCAGCCATCACATCAGCACCGGCGAGGGAGGCTTCCTGGTCACTGACGACGACAAGCTGCACGAACTGGCAGTGTGCCTGCGCGCTCACGGCTGGGCGCGCAATCTGCCTGACGATTCGAAGCTGCGCGCACGGCCCAATGCTCCGGGCGACTACCAGTTCGTGCTGCCAGGCTACAACCTGCGGCCGACCGAGCTCGCCGCCGCTGTAGGCCGCGTGCAGTTACGCCGTCTGAACGACATGAACCTGGCGCGAATCAAGAACTGGGTCGTATTTCTGGAGCAATTCGGTGAGATCCACCGCGACATCATGATCCAGCACAGTCTATCAGACACGTATCCGGTTCCGTTCGGGTTCACGCTCGTGTTCAAAAACACTGCAGAGCGCGAGGAGGCCGCTGGCAGGATGCATGGTGCGGGTATAGAGTACCGCATGATCACAGGTGGTTGCCTCACTGAGCACCCGTCCGCGCGCCTCTACAACTGGTGTGCTCCAGGCGGATTGCCACACGCTCAGCACGCCCATCATTGTGGCCTGTTCGTCGGCAATCACCCAGTCGATCTCACCGTGCAAATTGGGCGATTAGTTGAGGTGCTGAGATGAACATTCTCATCACAGGCGGCGGCGGATACCTGGGTTCGGTGTTGGTGCCGGCGTTGCTGGCTGTCGGTTACCAAGTCACAGTGGTGGATACCTTTTTGCATGGGATACCATCCCTCATAGCTCATATGTACAGGCGCAACCTCATAGTAATTCGCGATGATGCCCGCAGCACCGCCACCCTGCGCCGCGCGCGCGAGTACGATGTCATCATCCCGCTCGCCGCGCTGGTCGGCGCGCCGGCATGCGATCTGGACCCAGTGACCGCAGTCAGTCTGAATCACATCGCGGTGGAAGATTTGATCGGTAAAGTGTCGCGCGACCAGACGATTCTATTTCCATGCACAAATTCTGGCTACGGGATTGGGGGTGGTAGCCTGTGTACTGAGGACTCGCCACTGATGCCTGTCTCACTCTACGGTCGCACGAAGGTCGAGGCGGAGCGCGCCGTACTCACACACCCGCGTGGCGTCTCGCTGCGGCTCGCGACGCTGTTTGGCTCTTCGCCACGCATGCGGCTCGACTTGCTAGTCAACGATTTCTGTTACCGCGCCGTGCGCGATCGAGCGATTGTGCTGTTTGAACCTGAATTTCGACGCAATTTTCTGCATGTACGTGACGCGGCTTCGGCGTTTCTCTTCGCGCTGCAACACGAACGGTTATTCCACGGGCGCATCTTCAATGTCGGCAACACCGCCGCCAACATGACCAAGCGCCAGCTCGCTGAGGTCGTGCGTGCAGAAGTTCCCGGCTGCGAGATCCTCGTCGCTACGACTGGTGCCGATCCTGATCAGCGTGATTATGTCGTGTCCAATGCCAGGATCGAGGCACTTGGCTGGCGACCGACGAATGCCTTGCATGATGGCGTATGCGAACTGGTGCGAACATGCCGCGGGATGCCGATGGATCGAACGCCATGGAGAAACGCTTAATATACCCGGCATTCTGTATTTCTTGCTGACCGCTAAAGTCTTGGCTGGATATCACAGCAACAACGACTCATAACTCATCGCGGCTAGCTTTCTTCTTGACTGTATCTTTTCGCGCCTCCGCCGCCCAGGCCGCGTACGTCATTCCTGGAACATGCCCCGTATCGCGGAACACCTGCCAATCAGCCCGTGCCCGATCGTCGGCCCAGAAAATACGCAGGTGCGACGCAGGTGCCCGCACAGTCAGTCGGCACCAAGGCTCGCCCCCGTCTGTCCACGCCCGAATCACGGTGCCGATTGGATGCTCGGTATAGAGTCCGTGCTGAGCCAGAACGGCCTCGTGCCGAGTGCACCACCATGCGAAATCACCATCAACTGTGTCCCTGCGGTCCCCGGTCTCAGCGGTGAGTGCCAAGTACCCCGTGGGTAAGTCTATCTGCGTCTCGGCTCTGAATGCCGTTACGACGGCCTCGATACGACGTTCCAAGTCGCGCGTGTCTTCCACTGCTCGTTTCGTGTTCATTTTAACCTCCATTGACCGTGATCCAAGATGAGCCCAGAACCAGACGTGACGCTCACGGTATCGTCGTCGTGCATTATTGCGCGCTCTGATTCGATAAATTCGCTGTTGCGCCCAGGCGGTCTCACGACACACACTCCGTGTAGATTTACCCCGTAATTGCCCTCGCGTAGCAGCAGGCGACCGAACTTGTTAGGGTAGACTCTCAAGCGTCTTCTCTTTCCCGCTGGCAGGATTCAACGAGCACGCAGTTTTTCTATGAGATCGATCAACGCATTCATCCGCCGAGCGTTAGCCGAGCATCGGCTGGCGTTCTCGGCGTGGACAATGAGGATGTCGTCGGGGCCAACTGTACTGGCGGTGCCGGGCGCCTGAGCAGATCCACTGGAATCTGAGAAAACGGGTTGTCCGGCTTGGTCTGTCCAGGCGGAGTCATACTCGCGCACGAACTGAGCAGTAAAACGAAGGGAAGTAGCGAGCCTAAGACCAGCGCCGGCAGAAGATGCGCTTTCAGGTACTGTTCGAAGCGGTGCATCACAGTTCTCCACCACGAGCGGCACTCCGGCACGCGCGGCTGCTGTTCGCGCTGCACGCCATCGGGCATCAGCATCACGGGCGCGATCCTGCGCAATCGCAAGTTGCTTGGATTGCTGAGCGGCGATTCGATCACGCTCGACCCTTTCGTCGGCCGCTTTTTTCTGCGCTTGCCGATTCGCATCAGCCCACTCGGCTTGCTTGATTTCTTTTCCACGGACGATGCCTGCGGACGTTTCCAACGTGTGATCGATCCAAGCGTAGATGCCATAGAGTCCTCCAACGACCGCGCCAGCGGCCAGCAAGTACAGCCAGATTACGGCGATAACGCCGCGCTGATATTTCATGCCCGACCTCCGCAGTCCACGCCGCGCCCCCAAGCTGCATATTTCGGCGCGTGCTTGAAGATGATCCAACGTGGATACATCCGGCTCGCCTCGAAATTCTGCGTGCTCTGGCCGGCGTTGATCAGTTCGGTCGCGCCGAACCAGCGACCGGGCGCAGGCGACCTCTTCTGCGCACGCTGCACGTAGCCAAGGCCAGCGTTGTATGCCTTAAGCCCTGCACCCCACCGATCGCATTCGCCGTCGGCCAGCACCTTGCCGACGTTAAACCCATCCAGGCGCACCATCGCTCGAATTGCCCATTTCGGATCATAGGGCTGCGGCTCGCCGAGTTCCGGGTAGCGCTCGGCGATCCACTTGGCGGTCGGATCCATAAACTGCGCGAGGCCACGGCCGTTGTCGAACGCCGTCACGCCAGCGCGCCATCCGCTCTCCTGGTGGATCTGTCCAGCCAGGTAGTCGATCGGCGCGCGCAGGCCCAGCGTGAAGTGCGCCTCACGGGTGAGATCCGGCCGGTACTTCAGCGCGACCGCGGGGACCTGGGATGGTGTCGGTGATGGTTCAGGCGTCTGCGTTGGCGTAGGCGTGGGCGTGACGACCGGCACGGGCTGGAGCGCCGCACTCGGAGGCTCCTCTTTCTCACCGCACGCAGCGAGCATGAGCATCAGGAGAACGGCGAGCCTCATAGTCCCGTCGACACCGCCAGCATCGCCGCCGCCATCACGATCGCGCGCCGAATCTGCCATAGGTCGGAGCCTGTGTTTCCTTTCCAGACCGATTTGAACGCGTGGATATCCAACTTGTAACCGACGAAGCCGGCTACCGTTACATTGCCCAATTTCCAGCACAGAGTTTGCAGTTGCGGTTGTGATCCGAAGGCAAGGAGCGCGAGTGCATAGAAAAATGCCGCGAATAGCAGCCACTGAACCATCCTAAATTTGTCTTTCATTTACGGTTCTCCTTTCATGTCATGGGCAGAACGGTCCGCCGTTACCGGGTGACGATTGCAGGCACCAGTAGACGTGATCGAATGACGCACAGCCGGCGATCAGGCCGAGAATGAGGCCGATCATCAGACAGGCCGCACACTTACTCAGTACCGGATGAGCAATCTGCCAGTCCCAAATAGCGGCAGTTACGAGAAGGAATTTAGCCCGCAGCCACGCCCAGATCTTGAGCATGTCGGCTTTGTATTCTTCTTGGCTGGGAGTCATGACCCCACTACCTGACCATCCGCCGACCAGATGAACTCAGCAACAGGCCGGTGCATCCGGCAGCCCACGCAGTACGTCGATCCATAGAATTTCGGGTCGCGGGCATATGTAGCCGATAGCTGATAGCCCATCGCTGTTTCAGTACCACAGGCGTTCCCAGTCCTTCCGTGCTTAGATGCGTCGCTCGGGTCGGTCTCATGACCGCCGATGCCGACATGAATGTACTTATTGCGGAACGGCCGCACATAGCCTTTGGCCAATTCCTCGTCGCTCAACACGAGGTATTTTTCGTTCATCGGGACCGGCTTGTCGTCGCTGCCATGGCCCAGTGCGGGGTCTTTCGGGTCTGTGGTCAAGCCCATTGTCAAATCTCCCTTACTTGAGAAAATATGGATACCGGAATCGCCGTGACGGTCAGGTCGTCGAAGAACAGCACGACGATCCCAAGTGGCGATAGTGTCCAGCAGCCTTGAAACACCCTGCCCAGTGCTGTCCATTCGGCGCGACGCGGCAAGTTCACCACACGCTCTTTCAACTCGCACGGATCCGAGTAGATCACGATGCGCACGCCGTCGCGCTCGATCTGCGCGAGCGGCTCGGCAGAGGCGAGCGAGGCCGTCAGCAGCAACAACACAAAAAACAGCGCAAGAAATATTTTAATTATTTTTTTCTCAAACATTTCAATGCACCAAAATGGGTAACTCATTGATGGTTCGTTGTACAAACTGATTTCGCAAAATTGCATTGTCTATACTTAAAGTGTGAGGACAGCTCACACTTTCGATCTTTAACATTGGAGGAAACATGAATCGCACGCAAGCACTACGCAAGGCCATAAAGTTGTTTGGCAAGAATGCCACCGTGAAAGATTACGGGCCTGCTTGGCCAAGTTCGCACGAAGCGCGGGCGATAGCCAGAACGGCATTCAAAGAGTTGCGTGAACAATGCAAAACTCCAGAACTTCGCAAAGAGCATCGCAAGAAACTTGATAGGCTTCAATCTGAATCTTTGCACTATCGGTTCTGCATTGGGAAAATAGAAATGGGCATGTTCAACGCTATCAAAGCCTGCGGAGACTCGTGGGAAGGATGCTTTAGAGCATTGACTGAACAGCCTAACTTCGGCACTGCTCACGAACAACCGCCGCAGCTTAGTCAAGCCGCATAACCTAGCCCCGCTTCGGCGGGGTATTTTTTTGCTCACAGTATTTTCCCGAGCACGAACCCGAGCACGAACCCGAGCACGAGCCAGCCCGCAGCGTGAACCACGCGCGGGTGCGCCTTCAGCCACACCAATACGTCCGAGAACGTAGCGGCGATTTTGGCTCTCGTTTCATGTGTCATTCGACGCTCGCAAGATCCGACTGCTTGACGAGCTTGATCGCAGCCATGCAGTCGATGCGTCGCTTGTAGCTCTCGCCATGCGCGATGATCTCGCCATTGCCGGCGCGAAGTCTCCAACGGAATTGGCCGGTGCGTGTGCGGTAGACCTCGAACTTGGAGTTGATCATCGCAGTATCTGCGACCAAATTGTCGAAAGCGCCCAGAAGAAAGTTCTCATAGAACAACCTCCATTCGTTTTAGATATGCCGCTTTCCCGGATCTCATTTTTTCGTAATATGAATCTGGTCTTAACTTGGCTTTTGCGCTCATCTTTGCGCGCGTTTCAAGAGATAGTGGTACCCCCTTTCTGCTTGGAGCAAAGCGAGCCACTTGTAAATTAGCGAGGTTTCGCTCCCGCATTAATTTTCCGGCAATGCTCATTTTTTCTTTCGTTGCTTTTGTTTTGCGTTTCCCTATAGATGACCGACTCATTTTTAATCTAGTTTCATAAGAAAGTTTCACGCCTAATTTCATATTTCTCAATTTCTGTTTTGTTTCTTCTGAATGCTTATAGCCAAAGCTGGAGCCAGCGGTGGGTGTTTTGTTGTATTCTGGATTTAGTGCCTTAAAACATATCTGCTCAAAAATTAATAGCTGTTCTGGAGTGCATATTAAAAGTGTCTTGAACGAAAATTGCGCACTACCATATTTGTTCCACGCAGACTGAAGATGCTTATTGACATGCGTGCCACAAAGCAGCCTTCTCCTATGCTCGCCCCAACGCCTGTTAATATCTATGGCGCTGCCAATATATCTTTTCCAGTTAACTAAGTTTTGGATCTGATATATACCAGCATTCATTTTAGGATCTGATTCCATATCCCACTCAATGCAAAAAAGAACAGCCCGAGGCCGATCCAGTTTGCGCGAGCTCCTGCCGGTACATTGACCCCGGCGAGCAGGAACAGAATGCAGGCAACGATTACAAGCGCGAGTGTCATGGTGTACCTCCGGTGATTTTTGATGCAATCGTAAGGATCAGGGCAATCGTGGACAACGCAGCCACGACATAGCCCATGCCCTTGCTTAGAAAGTTTCGCTCCCTGTCGTTCATGGCAGCACGCCATTCATTGGCATTCATCCGCCACTTCTCCGCATTTGTCCCAGCGTCCAGCCGCTCTTTTCCGTGAGCATGTCCAGCTTCGCGTTGATCCGGTCAAGCTGCACGATGATGCGCGCTTCGGAACGTTGAGAGTCATCGTCCTGCCTGCGGTCGATGGCGGCCTGCACGATCTGCGATGTAACGGCGGCCTCTTTCATGTAGTCCACTCTGGCCGACGTGGACGCTGCCCACCACACGACACCAGCAGTTTGCATGACGAGGACAAGGAGTGTTGCAACTGGTATCTCCCTGCCGACGTGCCACTTCCTTCTGTTTTCGTTTTCCATCGTGGAATCCTTCAAAGGATAATCGGCAGGGAGATCGTTTTCTTCCATGCTGTTCTCCGGCGTTGTTAGTTGTCAGTCCTCGCGTAGCACACGAATTGCGTGTTCACCACGGCGCCCGAGCCATCGCTGGCGCGGACATTGATCCAATAGGTTTTTCCCGGCGTCGTCGGCACGTCGAGCGATGGCAAAGGTAGGCCGAACCAAATCCGCGGCCGCGCCGGACCGCAGCGCATATAGATCGGTCCCATTACATTCCCGGCTCCGAGCTGTTCAGCATTGGCGTTCAGCGGCACGAATGATCCTTGAGATGTGCTGACGACATAATCCTTCGCCGGACCGTTTGATTCATCTACCCCTTGCAGCAGAAACCCATTCGGGTACTGAGCCACATCGGCGACGAACGGCACTGAAATAACCGAGCCACGAAGCGGCGGGACCGGCCAGAGCTGAGTAGATTGCAATGGCCACGCACCGGCAGGCGTTGAAGGTGGAGGCGGCGCCACTGGCGGCGGAAACGGTACAACGACAGGCGGCACAGTGGGCGGAGCCTCGGACGTGGTGAGCAAGTATCGCCCATCCGGTTGCTGCGTAAAGATGTAGTTCATTTGACAATCCTTAATTTTTCTTTATCTTCAAAACCAAGCAACTTCACAAGATTCCGGTGCGGAGCGGCGACTGTCCCTTTTGACTTTATTTGTTGGATTGCAGGCCAGATCGCAGACTCAAACTCCGGGTGTTGACGCATAACCACCAATTGATCGGCGGGAATCATTCCGCCAGACAACAGTAAATTTTCTGCTCGCGATATAAGTTCTTCGCGCCACTCGTCGCATTGCGCTTTTTCATGTGCTTCAGCATCCGGTAAATCCTTAAACCGACGGAATTGTTGTATTCGTTCAATGCATAGATTTATGAACGCCAATTCTGCTTGAGCACCATTAACGCACCGTGTAAGAGTATCGTTACCCCCATTCAACTCAGCGATATCAGCTTCACCCTCTAACCGTTCTGCTTCATCGCGACTCTGTATTTTTCTTTCCGCGCGCAATCGTTGTGCGCTCCGACGCAACACATTAGCTTGGTGTTGCTTAAGAGCGTCTTCGCGCCCCTCTCGCAAATCACACAGAAGCGCATAGGCACCATCTGGTGTATAGCACGCGCCGACAAGAAAATACAAAATTTGAAAATCATGATTAAGCCGATTCGTTTTTGCGTGCATCTTCAAAACCCTCCAGGTAATGATGATGATGCAGAATATTGTTGTCGTTGTATACTAAGCAACGTAGCGTAAGCCACAGCATCGCTGGAATACGTGTACTTCTCCGTTTCATCAGTCACACCGCCGCCCCAAATGCCAACAGATTTAGTTCCGGTCGCAGCGAGCTGCGATTTAGCGGACAACAAATTCGTACCACCAGCAACCCCATCACTGGCATAAGTATATTTTTCCACAGATGCGAGTAGCCCAGGTGCCCCCGCTCCAAAGTATCCGATCGTCTCACTACCAGACGCCGCATGTTGATTCCGTGCAGTAGCCAACGATGTTCCTGCCGCTGTCGTATCCCCGCTATATGTATATTTTACCGTGGTAGCGATGATGGGGGTTCCCGAATCATCATTACCAGCAGCATGAATTCCTCGTGTTGCATTACCGGCTGCCGCATGCAATCTCCGTGTCGAGGTGCCAGGATAATCCGTCCCAGCCGATACGGTATCACCACTGTATGTGTATTTCGTTACGGATTTGAGAAAAGACACCGTGTCGTAACCGCCCCCGTAATATCCAACGGTTGAAGTTCCCGCAGCGGCATGATTGCTGCGTATTGCGCTAAGATTTGTTCCCGCCACTACAGCATCAGTGGAATATGTATATTTACGTGTACTAGCAGAATGCGAACCCCCTACAATGCCCCCCGCAAACAAACCTAACGTCGAATTCCCGGCGGCAGCATCTAGGGTCACAACAGAAGCACTTAAGTCAGTGCCGGTGGTAACGGCATCTGTATGATATGTATATTTATTTGTGCCACCGCCAGCAGTGCCTTTGGAAAATAACCCAAACGCACTTACCTCTACTGGGGTTCCCCAACCCATTGGACTCTGTGGCGTATCGAGATCATAGACAGTGGTGTGCAATAATCCCTTCGTCATATCCAGTTGGTGATTAGTGCCACGGGTGCGCCACGTTGTGTCCGGTCCTGAGAATGGATCGATGACCAAGATGATGTTACCGAGAGAGTTGTTCAGATATTGCACCCAGAACTGATTCTGTAGCGTCAGTTGCGCAGTGTGCATGCCGTCCTTACGATCGCTCGCTATATGCGTCGCCAATGAACCGATGTATTCGTTCGCTTGCCACTGCAGAATACGGTTAGACATTGTGAACACATGCAGACCGAATCGCGTCTGGCTGGAAGCAATGTCGATCTGCGCGACCAAATCACCAGTCGGCTGCAATAAATACCCACGCGCCTGAGAGCGAGCTAAATACGCTGTGACAGCGTTATTGTTTGTGTACGTAGTCACACCAGAGGCAGCGAAGAAGCTCGCCGTCACGGTGCATCCGGAGGTCAAATCCGCTCCAGTGCCGTCATTATTAGCCGAGAAATACCAGTCCTGGCTGGCGACCATCGACACCATCGAATATACTGGCACTTCTGAACGATTCGGCGTAAAAGGATCGCTATACGTGAACCAGAATCCCTTCGATAATCCGGCAGAGATCGGAATCGCGGAATCATAGCCCGTAATGGCCGGTGGCATGTAGATAACAGTGGCCGGATTCAGCGCCGCCACGAGCTGCTGACCGCTGATCTTGATGCGGTTGTAGACAGTGTTCCGTGACATCGAGGATCGGAACATCGCCGCCCAACTACTGACATCGAACTGTGGCGTGCTATTGGTATCGAATCGGCTCCAATTACGTCCCCGCAATTGATATGTGCCAGCGCCGTCCACGAGCATTTGATAGTTACCAGCGGACACAAATTCGTTGAGCGCATCCACCGCTGGCATATCCCGATACCAGATATAGCCTAGATTGTGATCGCTGGTGATGTTGACAGTGTCCACCTGAAATGAGCGCACATCCGACATGCTCATAAGTTCCGTGAACAAGCTTACTGCGTTCGTTCCGGAATATAATTTCGTCGTCCATTTCACATCACGCAGACGCACCCAGTCGTCCTCGGCTTCAACAATTGTGGTGCGCGCTCCAATGTGCGAACGCAACGAAATGTCAGTGACGCGCCCAGTGAACAGGGAATATTGAATTGATGAGCACACCACTGTTAACTGGATGTTGCGCCCCGGCTGAAATGAAGAATTCACCCGCGGACTCATGGCGCCGTCATCGTTCGCCAACACAAATATTGCGCGTCCTACAGCGGGTGGATTGAACATGTCAACGATCGTCTGCCCCCAAGACGCGCGCTCAACACGAGTTGTCACATCGGTGTATGAACCTGTCTGTAATTCAATGCCGAGTGTGTAGACTGGTTCTGCCATGTCAGGTGCCCAGAATCATGCGCTGAAAGAGCCTAAACGTATACTCATCAAACATCGCCGGGCCGTTGATTGTGATCGAGACACCGTCCCCTCTCTTGTTGCTACCACCAAGTGGCACCACGGTTACGCGCTCAGTCCCCATTTCACCTGCGGTGAATACCGTGGGGCGCGTGACAATCATATCTGTCCCAGTGGCATAGCCGGATGTCATACTCACAGTCATTGCCCATGCATTGTAAGCATCATCCAGAGCTTCTTTGGAAGGCCAAATACCAGGAGGCTTCATCGTGGATTGTCCGCGCATACTAAAATCCTGGAACCATGCCCCTGGCTCATTGGAGGACCATGGATTTGCCCGCAAAAAAGCATCTTGATCGGCGGCAGCTTCAGCCCGTTGTTTCGCCAATGCGATAGGGTCATCATCCTCACCAAAAAGACTATCCAATCCCATGATCACAGCAAAAGCCCCAACCAAAGGAAGCGCAGCCGCGGCAAATCCAGAAGTAGCGCCAATGACACCAGTCGTTGTCCCGGCTCCAGTGACAGCGGCCCCTGTCCCAGTTGCAGCCAAACCACCGCCCACCGTAGTCGCGGCACTTCCTCCACTAAATAAGCCAGAGATGCCACTGCCAATGCTGCCTAGCACCCCCGTGCCGCCAGCCGCGCTAGCCGCCCCAGATGCCACCGATGATCCTATGCCAAGCATCGCGCCCATCGGCGAACCGGCAAATATCCATTTCATAATCTCACTGGCAGCAATATCTGCCAGCATCTTAAGAATAGAATTACTGACGCCCTTGAAAAAACTCTCCAACGACTCACCAAGCGACTTATTACCGCTGACGATATCGTAAATTGCTGTGCTAAGATCACCCTTGATCGTTCCGACGGTTTTCAAAATTGATTGCGGTACGTTGTATGTGAAGATTTTTGCCAAATCCTCGGAAAATGCTTGTGCGTCCGTCTTGGTATGACGTAATTCTTTTTGAATATCCTGCTGCGCCTTAATGCCCTTCAGCCCCGCATATTCTTCGCTGTTAGCCAGTTCTTTCAAAGCCACGATTCGCTCATCGCGAGTTACGTACACGGTCTCACGAATCTTTTGGATCTCATCATTAGCTTGCTTGGAGACCGCATCTTGCAACTTCCGAAGCCCCGCCTGCCCTTGATTGTAATATCGTTCCTCCGCAGCGGTGACGATGCCTAGATCCCGCTCTTGATCGCGAGCCTGTTTCTCGCGAATTCGTGTTTCCTTTTCCGCGGCCTTTTCTGTATCCTCTTCGCGCTTCTTGATGGCATCGGTCCACTCGGAATTGATGTGCATCTGGAGTTTTGCATTGCCCTGCGCTGCCTGCGCCCATCCAGCGTAAAAATCATCCCACGCCTCACTCGCATCCGCAGCGCCAAGTTGCAAAACATTGACTGTTTCCTTCATCGAAGTCTGCGCCTCGGAATACCGACTCCCCATCTTCGGAGCACGCCGAGCAGCGGCATCCCGCGCTTCTTGTTTGCGTTCTTCTAGTTTCAACCAAGCAGCCAGTCCCTCCTCAGTAAAAGTATTAGGCTCCGACATATTCGCATCGAATGTTTCAGGGCGTTGTAAGTTAGCGACGGTTAGAGCTTGCGCACCAACGGTTGGTGTGACTAGCCACGATGCAGCCACCACCAACTTACTCGTAATCCAGTCAAGTTTTGAAGCCACACGATCCGTAACACCACCAGTGCGGCCCATCTCTTCCAACAACTCGTTCCATGACTTCTTCAATCGATCAGACGCCGTCACGGAACTCTGCCCCATTTTCTCCGCAAGTCCGCCGAATTTTCCCTCCAATATATCTAATAAAGCATTCTGTGCACCAATCACATCGCCGGTATCCTGAAGATCTTTGATCAATCTTTTTTGCTCTGGACTTAGATTTCCAATCGCACGCCCAAGCTGTCCCATCCCAGACACCGGATCTTCTAACGCGCGTCCCATGAGACGGAACGCACTCGTCACATCCGTCTTCATCAACTCTGCATAATCGAGTGCAAGTCTTGAGGACCGCGTAAACACATCCCCTTGCACATTCCCAAATGTGAGCATCAGGGACATGCCGCTTTTTATTCCCTCATCATCAAATCTGGTAGATGCCGCAAGCGCAGTGGCCATCTCCTCAAGTTTAATTTTCGTGAATCCGGCAGTGGAGCCTGTTGATTGCAGCATTGCCTCTAGACGAAGGCCCGTTTCAATCGACTCTTTCTCTGCCCCAAGTGTTTGCTTAAATATAGAGTACAACCCACCAACAGCAGCGGTGAGTGAGACATACTTGAGAATCTTACCGCCGATCATGTCGCCGATCTGCAATCCGATACTGTCCAGGCTCTTCTCTATAGCTTCTTGATCTTGAAACTTTTTGACCAGCTCTTCGGTATGGTCTTTGAGTTTCTGAAGTTGCGCCGCTTTGCGCGACATCACCTCTTCAGACCGAGCGTAATTCTCATTAAGACGCTTCTGATCATCAGACAAGACAGTGGTTGCCTTGGCTAATTCCTTCGTACCATCGGTCAACTCTCCAAAGCCACGCACAGCCTCGGAAAATCCCTGAAGCACCGCCTTGATGGATACGTCCACGTGCTCTTATCCTCGGAACATCTGCGAGATACCGGAGAGAATTTTATTCGCTAAATAATCGAGCTTCAAACGCTCAAGCTTTTCGCTACGTTCCAGCTCCTCACTGATCAAACGATATAATTCCCGTATCTCAGATTGAGATAGCGCGTTTAGTTCGCGAACTCCCCACCCGTAATACCATCCGACGGTGTGGAGATAGGAGATAAAGGGCTGTCAATCTCCGCGCTGCGGTTGACTGCGTGACGCAATACATCTTGTCCCACCTTGATTGGCAGCGCGTCCACTTCAACATCAGTCGTGGTCGGGCGCACCTTGCGCAAAATGAATCCAATCAACTTGGCCTCATCATCGGGGGAAATATCCGCAATCTTCGCGAAATTGATGCCGAGTTTCGCCAGTTCCTTCTTATCGCCGATGGTAAATGATGACAAATTGGTGATATCAATTAATTCTTCCCCAATCTTCAGCATTACAGATTTGCTGCTCGTCATGGCAGATCGCTCCTTGTGGTTGATGAATTAATAATTCGACTTGGTAGTTGTCAATCCGATGTCAATCGCCACTGCGGATGTGGTGTTATATCGCGCGATACCGTCCACACCGACCGTCAATCGATCGCGTCCCGGGATGCCGGTCGGGAACGTCGTGTAGACAAATCGTGGCGCATCAATCAACAGTCGGAAACTATTCGCTCGCGTCAGCGTCATCTGAATCTGACGCTCGGTCTGGTTCTTGAAGTCCAAGTATTCGGCCACGTCGATGAAGTCCAACACACCGGAGATTCGTACCGTCTGTGGACCACGACGGCGTACACGAATGATTTGATTGCTAGCGTTCAACGCCAAAATGCCGTCGAAATTGTTGTCCACCGTGAGGTTGAACGCCTCCCATCGCGCCGTAGCTGAACCACCAATAGAGAGCGATGCAGAATCGAACGTAAACGGATCAGTCGGCGACCCCGGAAATGTCGGTGAGGTCTTCGCGATCAGACCGCCTGCCTGCGCAATCCAATCCGCCGTGACCCGCAGATCCTGGTTCGGCGCGAGCGAGAGTTGTAACCGATTGCACACAGCCCCTATGAATTGATGCGAGCTGGTCACATCGTGATGAACTTCGAGCGTGTGCGGCTGTCCCGCAATCAGATTGCTGAAATCGCTCTTCACCGTGATGAATCGTGATGTATGCAGAAACCCGGACAGCACCGCTGAACCGCTGATTGTATTCATCGCGGCCTTCAGCAAAAGCCCCAACGACACTGGGTGTCCAAACATTACGAGGTTGCCGGCAACACGCCGCGCACCCGCGTAATCGTCCGGCTCGTAGAATCCGCCAAATGCGTTGCGCGTCGGGAACCGATCGATGGACTCCGTGAGATTTGTCGACATGATCTCGAAGTAATCAGTTGCGGCCACCGCGGTGCCAAACGCCGCCTCCTTCGCGATGCCGATATAACCGAGATGCCCTTGCGCGTAGAGCGCCTGGAGCCGCAGCCCCCATTGCACAAACGGCGCAAGCAACAACGTGATCCAGTAAATTCGATCGAGTCTTTTCATGATGATGCCTCCTTCTTTAGGTGTTGATTGCCGCCACTTCCGCGCTGACCGCCGTCTCGGCTCCAGCGCAAAAAACATTTTCCCCTGGATTACGTACACTCATAAACTCCCCGCCTTCGAGCTGTGAAGCGGTGACCTTGCCACTAATCGTGCGATTGTCCATAAGCACAAGCTCCACCTGCGCGAGCAACGCATCACGCTTCTGGCATGCCGCGTTGAACGATTCCACGTCGAACCCAATGCTCCACACCCCGATCCGCGCGAGATAACGTGTACGCTTGCCCGCGGCGATGGATTGACCCGCGAACGGCGCCCGGCTGACCAGCGTCAGCACGATCGCTCGACCAGCGTCAGCCATCCCGAACTGCGGATCTTCCTCGACGTAGACGCGCGCCGTAGAGGTGCGCGAGTCCGCCTCGAAGATCGTTTTCAGCGAAGACAAGATTCCAATGTAGTCAATCGCCGCCATCTTTCGTCCGCTCCAACATACCTTCCAGTGTTGGTTTCAAAGCGTCTTCGGCCTGGCGTACCGTTGGTAGCACGGGGCGTGCCGGGATTCCAGGATGTCGCACTTCGCGCCCGAAAATCATCCACGTTCCAGCGCGCGTCTTCGCCGCGAGCACGCGCGCTCGATTCACACGGATCGTGTACGGCCCAGTGCCGTGTTCGTGAATCGGCCCGAGAGGCACGCCGCTCGCCGCCTTCAGGCTAGTCCCCACCTCGACGTGGGTCTGGTTGTCGGATTCGCTGACGAACGATTGCTTGTATCGCCCGGTGTCCTGCAGCGGCACATCACCTCCGCGCATCCGCAGAGCGAGAGTCGACATGGCCAAAGGTTTCCAACCTCCACGCCCCCGAGTCTCAAAGCTCTCATGAACGAACTCCAGCAGTCGCAACTTGATGACGCCGAGCACAGCGCTCGGCTCCAGAACCGACAGCAGCCGGTCGAGATCCGCGCGTCGGATCACGGTATCCAAATTGATTGTCGTCACGTTAGCCCTCGGTTCGTGAGATCATCATCGAGTTTGTCCTGATCCTGCACCTGATCCACCTGGCTGCCTTCGCTGAAGGTTGGCACGTAGTCCATCGTCGTACTGTAGATTTGCTTTTGCGAGGTATCCGCCGCGATCACGGCGCCTGAGCTCGTGACGAGCTGCACGCTGCCGTCGGCGATCGCCTCCAGGAGCTTCTGGTCATCTAAGTGGCGCTGATAGAGCGGCGCACGTCCCTGCTGCGCGGGCGGGAACTGCACCAGCCCGCGCTGCGTGGCGATGTTGTAGATTGTCTCGCGGGTCGCAATTGCCACCAGGATCGGACACGTCACGCCCAATGGCAACGCGTAGCGGGCGCTGATCCGCGCGTCGATTTCCGCCTCGGCGTCATCCGCGTATTGGGCGACGACGCCGCTAGTGATGTTGGAAACCGACGTGATCATCGGAAACGCGGAGTTCACTCGCGTCACCGATGTGTAAGAAAGCGACTGGACACTCATATTAGTAGTACGCCCTGCTGTATGGCTCGGCCACGTCGCGCACGCGGTGCATGATTTCCGCCTGCGCGTCCTCGATGTTGGCGAAGCGCGCCTTGACGACGCCGTTCAACTTGCCGCTGGCATCCATCTTATCCGCCGCCATTTGGAACGCGAAATCGATTCCCTCCCCGGTCGTCGAGGCAAGCAGTCCGACCGCCTGCGAATAATATTGCAGCGGATCGGAGTTCGTGAAGTGACCCTTACCCAAGAAATGCTCGCGATATAGATCGATGGTTTCGCGGCAGCGCTGCAAGATTGATTCCGTGATGCGGCCGCCGTTCTGTTTCAGTTCGTAACTGCACATTAGCATGTTGTCGCGCATGATGAAATGTTTCTGAAGTTTGCGCGTGGGATACTTCTGGATGTCCATCTGAAGCAGCGGGTAGTTGCGCTCAAAGCGCCGCTGTCGCCCACTCTCGATCAGGTACCCGTTGTGCGCGATATGCACATCGTTGAGCACGATGATGCGACCCGGACCTTCGTTGATGTCGCTCTCGGGGTGCTCGTGGATGCAACCATAAAAACGCAATTTGCCATTGTTGCGGAACAGCCGCACCGGCAGATCGGGCTCGAATGCCGTATCCACGGCGAAGTGGTGCTGCCGGATCGAGTAGCCCTGAAACACATTGCGCCGCAGATATTTGTGCAGCCGCTCGGGCTGCAGGAGCTTCTCGTCGGTGTCCACCCATAGCACGAAATCTTGCGTTGCCTGCCCCAGCACGAGGTTACGCGGTGCCTCGAACCCTTCGGTCTTTGGATCCACGCCCGGCACCACTCGAAGACGCGAGTCGTACGTACCGAGCACACGCAGCGCTTCAGCCGACAGCCCGCAGTCCGCCACCAGCACCTCATCCGCCACGTGTTCCAGCGCGCGCAGACACCAGTGCAGCGTCTCCTCGCTATTTGGGCCAGCGATAATGTTCGCAGACACCGTCTGGCGTGGGCGCTGGAGCCAGAGCTTGCGCTCCATGTCGATCGCGCCGAGCCTCCCACGCGTCTCCGGCGTCACCCGATACTCGATCACCCACCACCCGAGCGACTCGTCCGTGTTTGGCTCATGCCCGTAAGGCATCGCCGAGATCGTTACCTCCGCAGTAGCCCCTTTACAGTCCAGCAACTCGTGCAGATCATGTTGATCGAACTCCCAGACGTGCGCACGGTGCGGGTAGCGGCTGTAATCGGTGTACTCCCATGGTCCAAATGGCACTGTTGCATATACGTACCCTCCGTCGCGCACCCGTGCCTCCAGCGCGCGCAGTACCGCCGCAGGGTCCGGCACATGCTCCAGCACTTCCTGCGCGATCGCCACGTCATACTCTTCGATCATCTCTGACAACATCGAATCAGAAAGCCGTTCATGAGACCCGACCACGCCGCGCCAACGATCCGCTACCCCGCGCTGCTCGGCGAAGGCGTAAGCCATCTCGATGCCGTGCGCATCGATGTCCACGCCCGTGACGCGCAGCTCGGGGTGTTCCTTAAGCAGATTCACAGCGTAACCGCCATGGGCGCAGCCGTAGTCCAGCGCAGTACGTACCGACTCCGCATGCTTCGTCAGCCACTGGTCGAACACGCGATATCGCGGCTCCTGCAACGACCAGTCTATGACACGCGCGTCGTGTGTACCGCCGATCCGCTCGTATTGCTCGCGAAAGCCATCCGGCTGATCCAGGAACGCCCAGTCCGTCGAGATGCGCTCACGCACATGACGGCTTTTCTCGTCACCTATTGGCAAGCGCCGTAAGCATTCACGCGCCGCATAAATATCCGAGCGGCGCCAGAAATGATTTGCCATCGTCGCCAGATCATAACTGTGCAGCCGAATCTCACGCTCGAATAGCGCCTCCCAGTCCTCGGCCACCCCCGCCCAGTCCAACTGCGTCGCGCGCTCCAGCCCGGCGGCGGACGCCGCGCGCCACGCCGCGGGGTCGCGCATCAACCGCAAGACCGCATCCGCGAAGGCGTCGTAATATTCTGCCGTATGCACCTTGCCACCGATCAGGGCGCCCGCCTCTGGCGCCAGCGTCTCCGGCAACGCCCCGCGAGCGGAAGTAACGACTGGCAACCCGCATGCCTGTGCCTCCATCACCGCGAGGCATGATATTTCATCGAAATCTGGCACAATCTTGCTCGGCACCGGGTATACATACACTCCTGCAGAGAGCAGCGTCGAATACAACTGCTCCTTCGTCAGATGCCCGAGGTATTGCACATTCTGCGGTAAGCGATCCGCGAGCGTCTTGCAATGCGCGTAGAAGTCCGCGAGATGATCGACGCGGTTGTCATACGTGGCGAGGAAGAGCCGCGCCTGCGGCTCGACTTTGAGGATGCGCGGCATGATCTCAGCGAGCAGCACATCGAGTCCCCGCTCGGGACGCGCCGCGTAGACCATCGCCAGTGGGTTGCGCGCCGCGTCAGCCGGCAACGCGGCGCGCGCTCGCTCGACGGTAGCCAAATCGACGCCATTGCGCGTCAAGTGCAACAGCTCGTTCGGCACGGAGTACGTGCGCTTATACTGGTCGCGCATGAACTCCGAGAGCACGAACAATTTGTCATAGTTCCAAGCCACCCCTTTCACCGCCGGTTCCGAACGGCCAAGCGCCAGGTCATGACACCACAGCGCTGTGAATCGCGAGCGCACGTGTCCACCGAGCAGTTCCGGCAGGCGCTGCACGATGCACACGTCGTGCGGGGTGTATTCCGCGTACGCGCGAAACATCTCGATCGGGAGGTAATCCACGTCCTTCGAGCGCTGCGGCTCTTTTGTGCCGCAGAACACCGTCACCCGGTGCCCCCGCGCGGCGAGCGCTCGGCCCATATAATAACCAGCGCTCTCCGAGCCACCGATCGAAAGCCGCTCGAACGTCTCGCCGTTGAATGCCATGCCTGGCACCGCGAGCAGAATGTCGAACTTCGTCTTGCCTATCTTCATGTAGGTCTCCGTTAATTGAAAAAATTACCGCATGAGTCCGTCGGTCGTCATGTCCACTAGCACCTGCGTGAAGCGCGGACGGTCGAATATCCGTGTATTGCGCAAAGTACCAAACGGTTGATTCGCCCCATTACCATCTGCACTCCATTGGAAATTCGCCCCTATCTGGCAAGCGGTATTCGTCGCGTCGTTCGTACCTTTCGTGCCGTTCAAAAATATGTCCGTACCTATTGTGGACGTGAACCGTGCTGCCCACTTAAACGCGATCCCGGCTGTCGGTGTGAACGCGATGATAGCGTCGTGGTTGGCGGCGGCGATGCGCTTGCGAGCGATGAGATTCGTACCATCCCACAGTACCGCCGTGTAGTTATCGGCATCGACGTAGGACGCCCACAGGAAGTAACTCGCTGCTGTCGGTACAGGATTGAACGCGCTCTCACCGTAGACCACGAAGTCATTATTCGAAGCGGGAATGTTCCCCGCGCTGACGTACTGATCCACGCTCGCGTTGCGGGCGACAGCGACGGTGGTAGTAGTGATCCGCGAACTCTTGAATGTCCCGACCTCATGCTGCACCATTCCGGCGCCAAGCGTTTCCGTTCCTGCCCGTGCTGCGCTCTCCAACGTTGCAGTATCCGTAGCGTTGAGACTAATTTTCACCGTACCTGCAGCAGCCGCAGCATTGGCCGTGTTCGTTACCCATACTCGGTACACGTTCGCCTGTGCTGTCGCTTCGATGCCCGATGTGGCACCAGCAGATACCGCGCCGACCACGCCATTCAACAAGTCGAAACTGGCCCCCCATGTCGTTGTGCCGTCGTTCAGGATCAGCGCAGCCCACCGCTGCGGGGTTGCAGAAACATAACGTAGGTCAACCGCCGTGGTGTACTTCGCCGCCGTGAACGTGAAGGCTTGATCAAGACTGTGAACCGCAGTCGTAGCCTTGGGCTGCAACTTGTCCATCGTGGTCGTGCCATCGACGGAGACGTAAGCATTGGCAGCGACGGCGTTCATGTCCGCTGCGTTGCTGATTGTCCACGTCGTGCCGAGGGTGTTCGATTGTAGGATGTCGTTAGTCCTCGCCCCCTCCGCCAGATACCCTAGCGGCCCGTAGGCATCGACCACGCCAGCAGTTACACCGCCTGCTGCGGCGGCTTGGCTGGAGTCGATGTGCGCTCCGGTGGCTTCGGTCACGACATTGCTTGCGACCGTGTTGCCGTTCAGGGTGGAGAACAGCTTGACGCCATCTACGTTCGCGCCGTGGAAAGGCGCGGAGAGAATCCCGACACTGACGTATTCGGAGGGGTTCTGGTTGACTTGGCCTGTAATATCCTCTGGCTGAATTCCAGAGAATTTCACTGTTCCGCCACCAACTGTTCCGATTCCAACTTTCAGTGTCGCATTACCAGCAACAATCACTGGCGATGCGTACAATTGCCAAACAGTCGTTACTACGTTATCAATTCCTCCTGTACCAATACCATCACCAACCCAAACAACTTCGCCGCCTACCGCGCTTTTCGCCCAGTACCTGAAACGATATGTCTTACCTATAGTTAACGCGTTAGCAATGGTCACTCCACCAAATTGAGCAGAAGCGGTAACGCTAGTGGACTTAGTTGTCCCTGTTGGGAAATCAGCCGCATCAATAGTAGATGTCGCGCTGGCAACTCCCCATCCACCAGTTGCAGTGAGATCCTCAGATTTCGCAGAAAGCGTCGTGAGAAAATTCGCAACCCGCCTCGCCCCCTGCCCTACTCTTGCCTCCCCGCTCAACGCGAGATTGAGTTTGCCCTCGAAGTCGGTCTGATACGCCGTGCTGGCGCGGGTGAAGGTGGGCGTGCCCGAACCGTTGGCGCGCTCGGGGACGAGCGTCGCCTGCAACCGGCAGGCGAAGATCGGCAGTACACGTAACTCCGCCGCCAAGCGACGCCCGCGCAACGCCCCGCGTCCTAGCGATCGGC